TTAGGAATTTCTTAGGTGCTTTTTCGTTGGTAGTCTTAGTCTCAAACTTGTCGATCTCTTTGCCCATTGCTGAGCCACCTTTTTTCAAGCCGTGATGAGCTTTACCCGCTTTCATGCTTTCATGATGCTTAAGTTCTTTCTCCATCTTAGCCATCTTAGCGTCTTCACGATGTTGCTTGGCTTTAGACTCAACCTCTCCACCGTGAGCTTTATGAGCCTTACCACCCTTTTTCATCATGGGTGAGTTCATGCCTTGCATTGCAGCGCGACGAGCGGCTAAAGCACCCATTAAAGGGTTTTTAGAAGGCATCATTCCACCACGAGCAGGCATATTCATCATGCCACCCACTGCTTTGTGCATGGATTTATGACCATGCTCTTCGTGCTCTTTCATAGACTTATGATGAGCAGAACCACCTTTTTTGAGCTTTAAAATAACTGAAGGTTCATCAGTTATCATTTTTGGCATTTGGCTAAAGCCTCCTGCACCTTTGCTTGATTTGGCCATAATTTATCTCCTTTAAGCTTGGGTATTACCAAGTAAACCAGTTGTTGTGGCATTAGGACCAACTTGGATGGCTGTCAAACCAAGAGTTAGAACCAACTTAGCGGAACCATTTAAAGTACCACCAGGCGCGTATGTACCACGCACATCGGGAGTTACAGAGGTTGATGTCAATTGAGGAACAAGACTTATACCTGAAGTAATTGTTGTACCACCTGTTGCAACGTAAGTACCCGCTAGGAAGTTAGCTTGTGTAGTAGACAACTTGCCAGTTGTACCAGTCAAATTAGTCCACCAGTAAGTCGTATTAAGCGACACACCAGTCAAAGTACCCAAAGCACCAGTCAATTGAATCAATGTTCCACTTGGCGGAGAATAAGCAACAGTTACAACGCCAGGAGTAGCCGATGTAAAGTTGGTAATTGATTGAGTGTTGTAGTTGGTTGTATTTGCGTAGTAACCATAAGTCAAAGTTCCTGAGTCGTTAGACAAAGAACCTGTGAATCTGTTACTTAGAATATACGATTCATCACTGATACGTGCAGGCAGTCCAAGAATATTTGTTGTATCAATAGATACTGCAACTGCGGTAGCAGCGGAGAAGGCAATAGAGTAAACCTGGAAAAACGCTTTACGTCCCTTGGTTTGTGTAGAAGCTACAGTACCAGACTGAATGATTTCAGTCATAGAGTTACCGTAGTAATCATAACCAGTAATTGTGATTACTGAGTTGGTCGGGCTACCAGAAGCAGTTGTACAAGCAACAGCACGGGGGTAGTCAAACTGCAATACAGTTGTACCATCAGTTCTTACGACCTGAGTTGTGCCGTTAGTTGCCGAAGCAGTTGCTAACTGTGTACCACTGTATGTTGTCGCTACTGTAGGTGTTTTTGCGGCCAAAACAGCAGCAACAGCACCCGCAACAGCAGTTGTATCGTATAAATAAACACGTCCCATAGGTCCAAAACCTACAGACATGGGGGATGGATCACCTAACGCACTATTGACGTTTGTACCAACGTAAGCTTGTGCAGAACCTAAAAATAGGTCATCTGAAAATTGGGGCATTTTATTTCCTTTTGGGCATGAACCCGTTAAGAATTTTAAAAAGGGGAAGAGATTTGACTCCCTTCCCCACTCGGTTTACATACCAGGTGTACCGAACAACGCTCTAGGATCTGTCCATCCTAGTACATAACGCTCTGTAGCCTTGTAACGCATAGAGTCAGTCTCGAAGTCACCTTCCATAGTCTTCTCTAAACGACGACGCATTAACAGCTTCATGCCTTCTGGCGCATCTGTCTGCACCCACCATGCGGTGGCTGAAGTCAAACGTGACAGAACTGCGGCACCCTCATCCAACAAGCCAATAGACTTGACGGGGTTGATGTCGTTATTAGCTGTTCCCGTGCGTAACACAGATTTGAGCAACACTTCAGCTTGGAAAATATTGCCTGGAGCCACAACCAACTGGCGTGGTACCAAACGAATTTTCTTCTGGTTATTGTCAACAGCGTTACGAATCTGAATCAACATTTGCTCTAAAGATGTCTGTGACAGCACGGCGGCGGTAGACAATTGATTAGAGAACGTACCAATTGTGATTGGATGCGCTGTGTTGATTAAAGATACGCCATCACCACCAACATATCCTGAGTTAAAGGAGTTGTTGAGGATGTTTGCGGCTAGGGTTTCCTTCGTCTCAATCAAAGATTGTGCAAGGTGTCTTGCATAAACTTGACCAATACGGATATGGTCACCGTCCTCAACGAGTGTCTTAGTCAGTGCAAAGGCAAGGCCATACACTAAATAAACATAACGCTGTAGGAATAACACTCCACCCTGTTGGTATGACACTGGTGTGCCATCAGGGAGTTGTGGTGCGGCGCCAAATCCATAAAGGACTGGCTCTTCATGGTAATTCCTTGGAATACCTTCTTGTTCACGGAAAACACGTGACCATTCGTCTTCACGAAGATCATATACGCCATCAAAACATTCGTTAAGAATAGGCTCAACGATACTTCTAAAGTCCGTACTTCGCATTGGTGCGGCCATAATTTACCCCTTATAAAGAATTCACAGATCCGAAGAACTGAGAAGCAGAGTTAACCACACGTACGATGGTATAGGAATCGCCCCAAGCATTGCCTGGCGCGGGCGAGAGGTCCACAACACGCATTTGACCCGCGGCGCTAGAACCAACATATGACGATGCACCAAGGGTACATTGTGACAATCCTGTGGTTGTAGAGCCAGAAGTTAAGTTAGTGAAGTTAAAACCTTGACCGACTGTGGTTTGAGCCATAGATCCGTCAGCTTGAATTTCATAAACAATGTTTTGATCGTTATAAAAATAAGCTACGCACGATCCAGTGATAAAACTTGTATTGGCAGGCCAATAGTTGCTTACACGGAAACGTCCTGTGGTATCAGTCCATGAAACACCCGAAAAAGCCCCAGACCAAGCGCCTGTGGTTGTAACGGGAACGATTACTCCAGAAGAGTAAAGTACTGGTTGTCCCTTCAAAATATTTGAAGAATAACCAGAAGTGATGCCTCCTGCTAACGCCTGAGCACGATCCAAGCCGGAGGGATGGAACGAAGGGCGTAAACCGAAAGCTTGCAATGTACTAGACATGAAAACTCCTTTTTTAAACTTGCCTACCCTGAAAATACGGGTGCGGAAAGCGGTTCATCAATGTTGCCAATACCGTCACCTTCGATTCGGCCTAATGACTTGCCGTTACTGTCTCTTCCCACTGAAGACTCTGCCTGTTGACGAATTTTATTCGCCTCCTCTAGCGGAGCATCATGATGGAAATGTGTCATCGCATCTTGATACACATCCATTGGTAGCTTAAACAGCAACATTTCATTACAAGCTATATAGCCTACAAACTCACCTGCTTTGACTTTGTTGTTTTCATATCCTGGTACCTCTTCGGCTTTCACTGGTACGTACCCAATACGAATTCTTTTGTCAATGCTGTCATATGAATTAGTTGTAGACAACCAACACAAATGCCAACCAGGGATCTTAGGGACATCTGGCAATGCTCTTTGTGTCCACTCATCACTCCACATCTTGCGACGTTCCTGCGTTGAGACGAACTTTTCTTCTGGTGCCTGACGGGATTCATCTTGCTGAGCACGATTCTGTCTACCGCCTGCATCTAAAGATTTTTTTAAACGTGATTCCATAATTAGTTACTCCTTGTTAAACGGGCTTCTGATGCGTATCGCTTGATCATTTTTGTGCGTTTTACTGGGTCATCCCAGAATCCCGCATCCTTCATAGCTCTTACCTGTTCAGGAGTAAGAGTATAAGAATTTCGGCCTGCGCCTGCCGAAGATGATTCGCGTCCGCTACTTGCTACCACGTTTCTTGGTCGCTGTCTAACTACAGGTTCATCGTCTGTATCTGTATTGTATCTATGCGGTAGACGCCTTTGCAAGCGATTATCTAATTCTTCCCAATATTCTTGCCTAGTTGGGTCCCAACCCTCTTCCACAAGACGTTTATCAATGACTTTAGCTATTTCGCTATCCTCGTCTGGGGCGTCTGGTCGATACCAACTATTACGCTCCATCCACTCTGAGGCATTGCGCTGTAAGCGTGGGTCTGGAATGTTTTGTTTTTGTGCAGGTTGTTGTGAGGCTTGCTTTTTCAAGTTTTTCAAGGCATCCAACTGTTGGCGTGTCTCATAAAGTAAATCTTGAGCCTTCGCCATTGCCTCCCCATCACTGGAGCTTGTTGCCTCTGTTATCTTGAGACGAGCGTATTGAAGCCTAAGTTCTTGGTCTTCAATTGCCTTATCAACCCGAGCTATTTCTGCGCCGTGAGTCTTACGCTCAACCTGAGATAGGCGTTGCATTAACTCTTCGTTTTGTCGCTTAAGTTGCTGAAGTTGGACATCCTTCTCGGCGTTGTCTTGTTTAGCCCTTTGGCGACGCATTTTTCTGCGGTTAATCTTTTCCTGACGCACTTCATCTGTGTCGTCTGGGTGATCATCGTCGTGGGATGCTTTTTGTTTAGGCTCCTTGATTTCGTCAATAGACTCATCTTGGGGTGCCATGCTTTCGGGTAGGTCAAAGACCACCGAACCATCAACTTCCTCTTTAACTTTTATCTCTTCTTCTGGTTTTTCTATTACTTCAGTCATGCTTTTCCCTCTTTACGGTAATCTTGCACGTTTTACACATATTCCGCCATTGCTAACGGATCGCCTTTAACCCTAGATATGACTTCATGATCGTTTAGCACCATAAATAGCGCCTTATCCTCATTCTTGTCTTCTCCAGGAACTGGAACCTCCCATCTATCCCCACCCCATTTAGGAACGCGAATAAAATCTCCCACCTTTACCCATGAACCTTCAGGCCAAGAAGCCATCGTGTCACGGTTACGGTAGGCCAATGGGCCAATAGCCAATACTTTTGCAACCATGTTTGCCCATTTTTCGGTTTCTCGAGTTTCCTCGGCCAAAATAATGCCAGACGCAGTCATTTTTTTCTTAGTTCTTCTAAGTTGTACCAATACTCGTGCTCCCAAAGGCTCTACACCAGGTTCTACCTCTGGAAAAGCCCATGCCAAGTCAATATCACTCATTATTTTTCTTCCTCTTCTAATTTTTGTTCAATTAAATCCAAGACTTTTTGTAGTCCCATGTTCATCCCAACCATACGTTGATAAGATTCCCAATTGATAGCGTTACCATTTGCCAATGAAACTGCCATATCAAGTTGTTCTGTCTTAATTTCGCTGATTAGATCTCCGATGAACTTACTCATTTCTTCTTTTTAGCTTGCTCTAATGGGCTTTTCTTGCCTTCAGATCCACCCTTGGGTGTATAACTTGTCCCATCAAGCTTTTCGCCTTGCGCTATACGCTTGTGTTGGGGCACATCAATACCCTTTTGCTCATTTTCACTGGCCATAATCACCTCCTAAGTGTCGTTGTGCTTCATTTTGAAGCGAAATTGCAGTGTCATACTGCTCTTGCTGAAGCTTGGCGGCGTCCCTTGTCAGTTGCGCCGAAGCTATTCGCTCTTTAGTCAGATTGTCAGTAGAGTTGATGGCTATGTCCAACTCCCTCTGACTCTGTACATTTTGTTTTTCATTTGCCAATTTGGCCTGTGCAATCTGAGTTGTAGCTTGCATTTGCTGACCCTTGAGCGCCATTTCTTGCTTATCACGCTCAGTTCTACGTTGTGTCTCGGCCATTGATGTCTGAATAAGCGCCTGTGCATCTGCATCAGGTTGTTGCGCCTGTTGTTGTGCTTGTTGCCTTAGTTCTATCAAATGTTGGAAATCAGGCATCAGTTGGGCAAAGATCTTGTTTTGTAAATCCATTCCCACGTGCTGAGATGCCAAAGCAAAAATCTTGTCAATCTGCGCCGTAAATTTAGGATCTTGGTATTGAATAGATTGTTTCTTGTCGTCCTTATTTGCATAACCATTCATCTGCTGTAAATACCACATAGTCATGTGTTGCTTTAAATGGTCAATCATAGGTATGACCAACCCATTAGCAATAATAGGATTGGCACCTAATAATGGGTTTTGCATAAAATCAAAGTGCGTTTGAATGTGAGCCAAGTGGTCTTGCTCAGGGTATGCGTTAGCCGCTTGACCCAGTGACATGGCCACATTCTCATCCGCGGGGTTTTGTTTCTTAGGCTCGGCCTCTTCAACCATTAACTCATTGAGTCCTGGTACTTTCATCTGTTTCATAAAACGCTCAATCACAACCTTTTGATTGAACTGTGCAGGGTATTTGTCCATCAATGCCATAACAGCCTGAGATTGCGCCATCCTTTGCGTTTCAGAGAAAATATGTGGGTCTGAAACCGGCACTATATCTGTGTTGCGCTCAAAGTCTTCTTTGGATATTTCCAAATCTTTGACAATCTCGCCTTTCCTTTGGTCATCTAGATACCAACGGTTAAGTCTGCCAAGAATTTTTAGGACCCTAGCTTGAGATTGATGCAACCTAGCGTGGATGGCTGAGAATACGGCAGATCCTTGCTCAATAAGGGCTTGTGTGGTACCTACAGGCGCTTGCGCTGTGACGTCAGCTATCTTCTCCTCAGCAGTGGTTATAACTCCCTTAGCCGCGTTATCTAACCATCCAAGCAACTCAAACAAAACAGGGCTAGGAGGATTAAAAGGCATAGGCATAGCAATTTGCCTGATATCGTTGATACCTGGACCTGCTTCAATCTCCGCAACCTGCGTAACCTCGACCTGTTGAGATTGACCACTAACCTTAGCACCCTTAAGCTTAAGCATAGTAGCAGAGTTGTTGATATGTGCAGTATCGAGTAAAGCGCGTAAAGCACCAGTAAGAGCGGCGCTAAGGCCACCGATGAGATGAGGGAGGCCAACTGCATAGGCTCCTCTCCACGGAATGAACTTAAATTCCACCACCCAGTCAAGCTTGGTTTTTGTTTCATCGCCGTCCTCCCAGTTTCTGTATAAACCAACAACCTCGTGGTCTAGTGCGTCAATCATTAATATGTAAGGTGCCATATCCCCATCTGTATATTTATCGTCTTCAAACTCTAACCATACATATGAATGATAAAAACGTCTAACTCCATCTTCGTTGTCCTCATAGCGCTTGCCTTCAATCTTGTTGTTGGCTTTTTGTGGACCAGTAAGCTCTGGCTCCATTGTGGCACGTATTAAATTAACATCACGATACATACCAGACTTGATGCGCTTTTTAACTTCCCACTCTGTAATTTCGTGTACTTCTGTAGCCCGTTGAGCAGTGTAGAAGTTGGACGCAGCGAACGGTACAATAACTCTATCAATTGGCAAGAACTCTACGCAAGGGCGTTTTTTATCGTCGTCATACCACATCTTGAAGTATTGGGAACCACCAAGAGGAAGTTGGGTCAATAACTGCTCTTGTTCGTCGCGGAACTCCTCAATCTGCTCAGTGATCTGCCAATTCATAAACTCTACCTTACGCTCCGCACGTTCGGTTTTGGCTTTATCAACATCACCTAATATTTTTGTCTTCACTGGCCCATCAGGTGGAAACATTTCTTTAATGGCTCTGGCCGCAAAGTCTACGCAAGACTCAGCCATCACAGGATGAACTACCTTGGAAGCCCCAAAGAACGTCGCACCGCCTGGTGAATCATTGCCCATGCCAGTACGCCTAATACCATCTTCATATTGTTTGTCTCTTAGTTTTCGCGCTTCCTTATCTTTTTCAATAAGGTCTGCATACTCAAGCGCCAATCCTTTAACATCAAATACCTCGGCCAAGTTTTCGTAGAACTTCTTGTCCTCCGATGGTCCTTTAAAGTCTGGGTCATGAACAATAACAGAACCATCAGCCAGTTCCTCAAGTTCCATATCCTCTGGAGGCATACCAAATTCAACCGAGCCGTCTTCGTTCTCAGTCATTTCCATGCCGTCAATGTTACGGCCATAGTCTTGTTCAATGGGCATTTGTGTTGCCATGTTTATCCTCTTGTACTTAATTCGTGACGCATTATTTCTATGTTGTCAGTTATTTGAACATTGGCTTTTTTATTTGCCTTTTTAGCTTTAACCCTACCACCCTTTTTCTGACCAGTATATTTTTTAATTAAGTCGTTGTATTGTCCGACTTCATTTAAATATTGGTCATCAACCAATTGGTGAGGAAATACTTTTTGTATGGTTCCAGTAAAGTCAGTAGGATTCTTAGTCGATCTAACGTGTTGAGTAGCATCTGGAAATGTAATTTCAAATGGTGCAGGAGGGGTCTGTGGCTGCAATGCTAATCCTTGAATGCCTTTGTTATAAGTATTGTGATTAGCCGTGTCTGTTAATTCAGCGCCCGGAACCATCTTACCCGCAGACAATCCAGTTAAATTAACCTCCATGTTACGCAGTGCAGGCTCTGTAATGGCCCATTGAATATCCAATCCATTTGGCAATCCATGAGCACTGGTAATGTCAGGAGTTTTCATCCTACTGTTGTACCATTTACGTAACTCTGGATCTTCTTGCATAGCTTTGTATGCGCTTTCTGGATCAGCTATACCAGGCCAATGCGGAAAATTAATGTGCTCATACTCACCAGTCTTAGCATTTTTCTTAACATAGCCATTAGCAATGATGTTATCAAAGCTATACATCTGTTCTGGTTTCATCTTTGACAAATCAGTAGCACGAAGGTTTGCATCTGCTAAATGCATAGCAAAGTTGTTAGCTACTGGACCCATACCCAAATGCTGACCAATGACACGGCTTGGTTCGTAATAACCCGCTAATCTTGTAATCTTATCTTGCGCCATTTGAGCGGGATCTTCACCAGAGGCCCAAAATAATGGATGCTCAAGCGACATTTTGCCGAGTCCATATTTTGAACCACCTTCCTGTATAGAGTTGATGTCTTCTATATCTCCTGCATGACGCAAGATTGAATCAGAAATAGTTTGGTCTCCAGGAATAGCTACATTCACATCGCCAATTTGTGGTGTATATGCGTCTGCCTTTTGAGCGGTTCCAGTTGGTTGTATCTGATACGGAAGGCCCTTAAGCCTTTCGCTCTCCCTCATTGATCTTCCTGCAAGATTAACCGTCTTAGTCGAGTTCTCAGGCCTGACGTGCTCACCAATCATCTGCTTGGCAACTCGCGTAGCAATTTTGTCAATATCTTCTAAAGTTTTTGGAGTAGATCTTGGTATGCTCAAAGGAACAGCAGGTACTTTCTCGGCCTTGGTTATAAATTGACCAACTTTCTTGAGAACATTATTAGTTAATGATCCACCGCCTGCCATATGAACCTCATGCCTCATCATGTCCAAATCGTCTGTTACGTGGACTTTACCGCCCCTTTGATAGTTTGGCATAAACTCTAAAGGATTGAGTGTGACAGACCCGTTAGCAAGCTTTAAAGATGGGTTTATGAAGCCTGGGTGTTTTACTTGTCCACCATCTGCATAGGCAGGTAAACTTTCTGTGGCTACGTTTTGTTTCATCTCTGGTGTGAATTCCATGTAATGAAGAGGAGTAGAGTTTAGTTCTCTAGCTTTTATGTTTGCTTCTTGTTGCGTTGGATGGCTTGAAATTATGTTGTCATTACCATCCATGACATTAAAACTATCGCCCTCGATTGTTCTGTTTGCGTAATGTTTACCACTATTTAATACTGGTAACTCATTAAGCTTCATCTCAGCGCCGTATGGCTTACCAATGTCGTTGAAGGTGTTGGGGATGCGCTTGTCGTATGCGGCTTTCATGCCCTCGCCACCAATATTCAAATCTTGATTTGCTAACTCTCTCCAACGATTGCCATCAAATCCACTATTTTCACTTACATCAAAAGGCTTGGATTCAAGCAGTTTACTAGCGGCTTCCTTCCCAATGTAATCAGGTAATTCATGTGGATTAATATCTTCATCAATTACTTTATTTCCACGATGATCAAAAGCTTGTAGCTTCCCCGCTGTTGGCTCTCCATGTAAATGCTCACCAAACTTACCAGTTCCAGAAGCAGTGTCAACATAAATAAGCTTGTTTATTTGCTTAGCCAAGCTATATCTATCTGCCTGCTCTTTCCCGGGGGTCAATGCTATTGCGTCATACCCATTGTCAATGGCGTGTTTGACTAAGTCCTTGCTGACCATGTGCTCCCAATTATTTTTGAATGGAGCGTCTGGTACTGCATTTATATTTTGTCTTGTCAAATGATCAAGATCATACATCTGACTATTTAATTCAAGCAATTTAGGCGTTATTCCATTTGCTTCTTCCATCAAACTTTCAAATTTTAGTCCTGCCTCTGGCTCTCTTAAAGCTTGCTCATGCAAAATTCTTCTGCGCTTGTTAAGATCATCAAATGTTTGTTTTAGTTCTTTTAATTGCTCTATTTTTGCTTCTGGATTTGAGTCCTTATAACCATACTTACGTCCATCCTGATGCCAATCAGATTGAATCTCCTCAACATGTAAGATTTTCTTGCCATCAGGTGTTCTACGGTCAACTGTTCGAGCACTAGCTAATACATTAGGCTCAGCACCGAAATGATGTTCATTTGCCACAAAAGGTGGTTGTCCTTCTGGCTCATACTTGTACAAATGCTCCTGATAATTATTACCACCAGGAAGCTTAAAACCCTCATGGTGTGTCTGATTCTCATCTATCTCATGATTTTCAATATGAGATTCAGCATCCTCTCTCGATGGGAATGGATGGGCTGTGACTGGTTCACCATTGCTATCGACAACCCAGTGTTTGTCGTCTAGTATGCTATCAGGATTGTGTTTAATAATCTGTAAAGGTTCTGCGTCATTACTCAATATTTTTTTATATACTTTTGGCACAGGACGTTTAGCAAGTTCAGCTTGGAACTCATCCTTAGTCATCTTAGGCAGATCGTTGATCTCGTGCAAGTTTCTGTCTGCCAGTTCAGCCTTCTTTACGCCGGGCTTCTTGCTAAGCTCAATGATAAACTCTTTGCCCGTACCCTTACTCCTTGGCAACTCAGCCGCGGTCTTATCCACAGCAGAGAATAGTTTTGATACTCCTTTGCCAATCATCTTGTCCACAATCCCACCGCCTGCAAATCCTTTGGGGCTATCCTTCATCTGGATCTCATGGCGCATCATATCCAAGTCATTAGCAACATGAACCTTACGCTTGACCCTTCCACCTTTAGCTAAACCCTGTGGATTATTAGGAGTTACTGTTGGCTGTACAGTAGGAACATCTCCTACTTTGTTACGAAGCTCATCAATTTTTCCAAGATTATATAGTTGAGTCTTTAATGGATCACCTTCACCATGTTCTTCTGGATTATTTAATACTTTTTTTATTTCATTAAAATGGTAAGGAAATTCTGGATGAATTGATTGCAACGATCTACGCTCAAGCTCATTCATCTCTTGTTGAGTATAAACTGGCTCATTAGTTGAAAACTCTTTGCTAAGAGCATCATTAAATTCTCTAGTTGCTTGACGATGAGGTTCAAATGCAGGATGAGTATCTAAAAAATCGTTTGCGTTTTTAACCATTGACTCAATATGAGGAGCAACTTGTTGGTGTAAAACATTTTCTTCGTCTTTAGTTAAATAATCTGGTACTTTTAAACCAATACTTTCTCCCAATTTTTTTAACTCAGGATGAGTATCAACAAATCCAGAGTTCTGTATATCTCCCTTAATAGGAAAGCCAGTAGTACGTTGGAAGTTCTGTACCATTGGAATGTACTTATCTACAGGCTTTTTGTTGCCTTTACCTTTAATCTGAACAATGTCGTCTGGCTGTGGTGGAACACCCGCTTCTTTTAACGCTTGAATCGTATGCTCATCTGTCAAATTTTGAATGTCAGGATTGCGTTGTCTCCATTCACGAACATATTGACCGTATTGTGCTTTTGTACTCTGTGGTAACATGGCAAACGCTTCACCACTAACTGGATATGGATTTGGCTTAGTTTCAATTGTTACATGAGGCTCACCCTTAGCATCCCTCAAGCTAAATATGCGTGAACGTCCTTCTAATACGTCAGGACAATAGCCACCAACACAGTGACCCATTGTGTCGCCTTCATACTGTAGGGCATCAGATAGTTTTTGATATGCATTTTCACTGTGTGTTTTTTCTGTGGCATTTTTTAATGCCTCTTCAGGAGTTGCGTAAAACAATCCTTTATCGCCAGAGATAATGTCGCCATGTGGCCCTTTAACGAACCAAGGCGTGTTTTGAAAATCCGCCCTATCATCTTTTGTCACCGTGTAACCTTCGGGTAACTTATATCCCTCTGGCATTTTTTCAGGTGCCAACTCAATCCATTTGTGACCAGATGGGTATTCTTTGACTACGGGCATACTTTCAGTCTGCTTAATGGCAGTCTCAGCCATCTTCTTAGCCATATCCTCGTTGTACTCATGCGCTCTACGAACCGCTCTATCAATGCTGTAGTTCTTTAGATCTTCTGGTTGTATTCGACCGTTTGCCAAATCCTCTTTAAGTACATCCATTAAATGATCAAATCCTAAAGTTTCCAAATCAAAAGCATGATGTACTGTATCTTCTGGATTCTTTTTAAGTAACCAAGGATTTTCATGAACAGGACCAATTTCAGTTTTAACAAAAGGATCTTTTTCTAGTATTTTATTAAATGTTAAACCTTCACCACCAAACGGTTTATCACCTGCCACTTCTTTAACTTGGTTCATGTAATGATTTGCCTCTTCCTCATTCTTAAACGATTGAGCAGGCAAAGAACCACCTCTTACTTGATATCTATTCTCATTTAAATATTCTTTAACCGGGACATTATTAATTGATTTATCAGTTAATTTTTCCCATTTCTTACCAAGTTCTGTAGTAGCAAATCCTTTCTCTGGTAAATTTGCTTCTCTTCTTTTGTTATAAATAAGTGGCCCAGAAATATGGCTATCATCAATTGGAGCGTGTATTATTCCTTGGTCAGCCAACTTACGTATTGGGTCGTGCTCAGTACCCATTTCATTTTTAACGTAATTGGTTAGATTTTTGTCAATCCATTTGTTAACGGCAATCTCATTATTGTGCTCACGCAAACGACGAATCGATCTTTCTTGCAATGGATCAGTTGGGTCTTTTGCCGACTGCTCAAATCCTTCAAAAAGCGATGGACTAATTAATCTGTTTTCGGACTTCAATCCTTTTAAAAATCCTTCAGGGCTATGATTCAACCAACTACCACCCTTGGGCTTGACAGCGAACATAGCCATCTGTGGCTCAGCAAATGAACCAGGCATTAACTTCTGGCCTGTAGCAACCCTGTCTGCAATCTCTTGCCCAACCATCTTGGCGCCTTTTACCGCCGCCTCACCCGCTCCAGGGATAACAGCAAAGCTACCACCGAAGTCAGCCATCTTGTTGAGGTTAGAGTTGGGATCTTTGGCTAAGTCAGGTATCAAGCCCTTGATGTCCTCAGAGCCTCCAGGAATAGTGCCTGGCTCATACCCTTCAAACTTCCTGCGACGGACGTCACGTGCCATGTTATGCAAACCAATGGCTGTGTTAGCCATGTCAACAGGCAATCCTGCTGTAGTTGCAACAGCACTGCGTCCACCAGAGTAGATCATGTCGAGCAATGCTCTGGCAGGTATGCCCATGCCAATTGCATCTGCTTTGATTTGTTCAAGTGTCAGGGGTTTGTTTGCTTTAGGATTGGGCATAGCACCTCGCAATATTACACATGAGTGTACCCTTGCTACACATACTTAATCAACCAAAGGTGGGGCGAACCACATAAAGCAGTGTTTTCCATTTTCAAATAATGACGATATATCAATAAAAGTACTGGCGCTAACCCAATATTTCGCCCCTTCATGATCATACATCAGATCATTGAGCATATGGATTACCCCTTTGAACTGGATTGGCATCAATTAAATCTTCTGGGTCATAGTCGTCTCTAGGCGGAGGATCTATGTTTAAGAACCCTGCATCCCTCAACCACCTAAGAGCCTGTGTGAGCGCATCAACGTAATCATCATGTGTTGCATCAGGAAAAGCACAAATCTGGCTTATGGCGCCTTCTGCCCAGTCTCTGACGTATCCCTTGTTAACACTAGACTCAGGCACCCAGACTCTTCCTGCCCGTATGATATTGGCCACAATTGAAAGCCTCTGAACCTTATCTGCTTTACCAGGGTTATAGCTTTCGACAGGAAGTTGAGCACGTTGTAAGTCTTGTATAAGACTGATACCCGCGCTCTTATCCTCTACCAGAATCATTTCTATGCGCTTTTTGTCTTTGCCTTCACCATACACCACCTCGAACTCATCCATAACCCTTGGCTTGAGGTCTGGATACTGTAAGCGATCTTGCCACGCATCTAATATAAGCACACTCATTGGAGCGTCTAATGGCTTAAACACACCAAATACCAAGCAAGCAGTAGGATCGTTTTGTGACTTGTCTGTATAAGCACAGTCCAAACTCATGCAGATAAACTCTAGCTTAGGTAAAGGCATAACATCGCCCTGAGAATTAAACGCAGGCCAGAGCTTGAACCACTTACGCTTAACAATACCTGTTAATTCAGGATCTAATATCTCAGCCAACACTTCCTGTCTGTAAAGTGCAGAATCAGGGTCATACTGCTCGATTTGTTTCTTAAAGTTAGCCGATAGGTTATCAATGTTGGCGTAGGTGGATGCAGTGGTCAGAGATACATCCTGTCCATTTCGACCCACCAACTCGACTATTAAATCTTTAGGCTTAGGCGTTGTCGTACACATAAGTTGTGTTTTGTTGCCTAGTCGGATCGAAAAGCTCAGCAGATCCCAAGCTTCTTGGAGGTAATCCCAAGCAGCCAACTCATCGAGCCATCCACCATGAAACTGTGGGCCGCGGAACCGCTCAGGCTCCGAGGCGGGGATGCCTTTAATAATAGAGCCGTTGATCAGGGTTATCTCATTATCGTCCTTGAGGTGCTTTTTAATGAGAATCTGGGGTATGACATTAACCAAGCCAGAGTCACCCATGAAGCAGACGTCTTTTAGGTCTGAGTGCGTTGGAGCGCCAACCAACCATCTAGTCTTGGGCTTGCTCCATGCTTGCCACCAAAGCCACTCCGCCGCCAGTCTGGTCTTCCCCGCCCCCCGTCCCCCGAGCACTAAAGCAATTGACCAGTCCCAACTCTCAGGCACTTGGTGAGCATGGGCTATTGATAGCCATTTGATCCTCGATGCGTAGGCAAGTTGATCCTCTGGCGGTAATACAGCAAAGTGAGCCTTGACCTCTGGAGAGGTAAGTATCTCAATAACCTCGTCAATCTCCTGCGTTTGCACTTTGTTTCTTAAGCATAAGGTGTTCAACAACAGTGTTCATTGCGTCCTTGGCGGTCACAATAATTTCAGACTGCATGGGGTTTTCCCTATCGCCGGCGATTATCGTCCTGTCGCCGTACTTCTTGGGGTTCCACTTAGCTAGGAGCTTTAGCTTGATCTCAGCCCTCATCTTGACCAGTTGGACATACCCTGGGTCAACCCTTCCTCCACCCTCGGTAAGTATTCTTTCGGGTTCTTGGCTAATCTCATTGAGGATGTCCTCAGCTATGGCATCCCCTCCTTGATCACGTGCGTGTGCGATGGCTCCCGATAAATTAGGGTCTTTATGCATCCACTCATAGATCTTCTGCCAGGCAGGCATATGATCATCTCTACATATTTGTCTTAGTGGCTCCCCATTACTTAGCCTTTGACAGATCTCATCTGCTAGTTGAGGCGTGTATTTTGATGGGCGGCCAATCTTCTTCTTTTGTGGGGCGGTTACGTTATCCATATTATTCCAATGTCGAACCTTTGATAATCTTTATTATATTCTATCCTGCCATTAAACGTCTTTCCATCTGCTTTATAGTGGACTTTAGCTGTGTGTTTTCGGTTTTTAGGGCAATTACTTTGGCGTCCAGATACTTGAGCCTTGAGCTTACATAGTCCAA